CCATTGTTTATTTATATTAACATTTATAACTTCAAAGTCGCCTAACTCATATATTATTCCATCATTATTATTTTTATATACGTCTTTTAGTTCTTTCAAATCTTCTTCGTCATAGCAATGCACATATTTAGTACCATTTTGTTTTATATAATCAATTAGTTTTCTATCAGTTCTAAATTTTAGGTTGCCACCTTCCTCAAGTCTTTTGCTTATATCATAGCCTAATTCTAAAGCTAATTTTCTAAATCCTTTTTCTTTATAGTCCCACTTGTTTACAAAAATAATTAATTCCATGTGTTCTCCCCCCTATTTCGTGAAATCGTGATTTTACGAAGTAAATTTTGCAAAGCGTTGGTATATCTAGGTTTAAGGTTAATTATGTATTTTCATTTTGGTAATTAATTGGTAATTTTATATATTTGTTAATAAAAAATTCATATTTAATCAATCTTTTTAATAGCTTTTACTTTATTTTTCTCATTTCGCTTACATCCCCTGTTGTTAACTCTTGTGCCCATTGAGGAAACCCTGTTTTATTAGGTATTATTTTTATTTCTTCACTACCTATTTGCAAAAATGCACCGCCACTAATTGATATCACCATTTCTTTATCATGCAAAACTATTTTCGGATTGGCTTCTAGTTTTTTACCTTTTTCGCATAATGCCCATTCTCCGTTTTCAATATAATATGTATCACCATACATTTCTAATATCCCATTCAAATCATTAATATTCAGTGTTTCTCTATTTATTAATTCTAATATCCCTATTAGCTTGCTTTTATCTATGAACTTCATATTATCCCTCCACTTTTTCATATGTCTTTTCGAATATATCTGGTTTGCATGGGTAAAATTCTCCATTGACTCCTTTTATAATATAATCTCCAATACTTGCTTTCATTTCTCCTTCAAGAGTTTTAATAATCAAACCTTTTTGTTTTTTAACCATAGAACAATATTCATGAAATGCAGCACTTTCAACTATAGAATGCACCGTTGTGTCTTTTCCCATAAATTCTAAGCATTCAACTATAGTCGATATATTAAAATCTTTAAATTGAATAGCTTCAATTTCAATTGGTTTCTTTCTATACTTCATATTATCCCTCCAACTGTTCTAATAGCATTTTATCTACTTGTCTTATCCATTGCCCGTTAAGCTGCTCGCTATCTCCTAACCCATCTAAAACCTTTTGCTTAAGAATTAAAGCAGCGTCTTCTTCCTCAACTTGCTCATTTATTAAAGACAAGTTTGTATCTCCTATAGTTGTATCATATAGCCAAGAAACTGTCCCTTCGTCTCCTTCTGCCTTTGCTTGTTTTGCTATGGCATATAATAATTGTGTTGTGCCTATTTCTGTGTTGTAATAGAAGTCTACTATATCATTAACATTATTAAATTCGATAGGTTCCAAGGCTTCAACGTTAATTTTATATGGTGCGTTCTTCTGATCTAAATAACTAATTATATGTTCATAGTGCTTATATTCTCCCTTGGCTTGTTCCTCAAAATATTTATAGAATCCTTCTAAGTTCAACGCAGAAAAATAAGCCTGTACGTTTCTATATTTACTTTGGTTTGTGTATTCATGTGCTAATTGATTTTGAAGCATATCTAAAATTGTATTACTTAATAACATTGTTTATTCCCTCCTAGTAAATATTTACTCACCTTAAAAATAAGGTCAGTGGAATTTATATCCTCCTAATAATAAATCCTAAAATCTTATTTATAACTTTTAAGATGTTCTTTAATATGTGTTCTTTTATAAAGTTCATGGTCAATCTCCTTTCAACTATCTTTGTATTACGTATTAATTTAAAGCATCAATTACTGAATCTAAGTTTTCATTTAAAAAATTAAAAATGCTTTTTTGAGTTTTTAATTCTTCTGGAATAAATAGTGCTTTTGATTTGTTATAGTAATCTTTGATTATAAAACAACTTGGGAATTTTGTTTTTCTATTATCATGCCATATACCTTTTATGCTTAATACGCCATCATTCAACTCATATTTGTAAATCTTAGTCCCATTTTTAGTTACACTGATTAATCTTTTATTTTGTTTGAATTTATCAGCAAAACCCATACCACCGTATCCATGATACCCCCAACTCATAATGTTTTTCCCCCCTTAGAAGTAATTCGCCTTATCTATTTCTTATATTAATTGTAAGCCTAAAGTGATTTGCGATTTGAGGGTTTTTACACTTTAATAAAATATTTTTCTAACTTCGTCAAACGTAAATTTTATGCATGCAGTATACAAGTTTTATTATATATCCGCGGTAATTTTGGCATTTTTGTGTATATATATTCGTTATTGATAGTTATATGCATTGTTTATACAATAATAAGGTATTATAAATATGCATTATATTATAAAAATCTAACTCTTATGTTTCCACTTACAAGTTTTTCTGCAACTCCTGTAATTGCATCTTGTGCATCATCATGTGTGTTCTTGCCTTCTCTTTGGTATTTAATCATATTCTCATAAAATTCCGGCCATCTATCCATCCAGTTAACAGGGAAATAAATATGTTCCATAACGAAAGTTGAATTGCTTAATATCCTAGCAACTTTATTTTGGCTTTGATGGAACCATCTAACAGAAGTTTTGTTTGAATTAAATTTCTGTCTTAATACTGTTTCTACGTTTCTTGCGAACCCACGCCCACCGTTATTACTTTCTATATCTGCAATCTTAACATCATTTTCAAATAGCATTTTGGCAGTTTGTGGCTCTGTTATCTCCATACCTTGTTTTGTAAAGTAAACATCTAATATGTAAGCTTCTTTATTATATACTCCATAGCATATGCTGCAAAGGTAATCGCTGCCCTCGTCTGCTGTATCTGTATAGTTCTTTATAGTCTCAAATACTGTATTGCCTACTGTGTCTTTAGGTATATCTGTGTATGTCTTGAAAGATGTATACAATCTGCCTTTTATGTCGATTGGTTCTTGTTGATAGTTTGCACTGGCTATATCTGCGCCCATTGCTCGTTTTTTAGATTCATAACTTTTTCTTGAAAGTATTTCTTCACATAGCATTGTGCCATCATCTTGCAGGGCTTTCATATTGATATGTTTTATCTTTTTGCCTTCTTCTTGGAAATGTCTTAATGCTTTGCCTGCTAAATCTTCCGTAGCCCATCTAGTCATTATAATTATAATCTTGCCACCTTCTTCAAGACGTGACAACATAGTATTAGTAAACCAATCCCATTGATTACCTAATACGTTTTGGTTATAAGCTTCTTGTGCGTTCTTAATAACATCATCTATCACCATGAGAGAACATCCAAAGCCTGTAGCGGTACCTGTTGGAGAAGTCGCTAAATAGTTATTATATCCGCCTTCCAAACTCCATAGGTTCATGGCTCCATCACCGCGTTTTATTTTAGTTTCTGGGAATATGTCTTGAAAAACTATTTTGTTTTTATCTGCTTTTATTTCTTGGATTGCATTTCGGACCGACTTTGAAAATGTAGTTGATAAAGTTTCGTTATAACTGCCTGTCATAACTTTAGCTTGGTTATCTTTGCCTAATACCCATTCAACAAACTTTCCAGCAGTTCTACTTTTACCGTGTCTTGGTGGAAGGTTTAAAACTAATACTTCTTCGTCAGATTCATAAAAGTTCTGTAGATCATCACACACCGTTTTTAAATATTCCCTGCCCGTCTCTTTGTAAAAGTCTGGTGCTGTAAGATTGCAATAATCCCAGAAGTGTCTACGCGCCTTTTCTATTTTAATGTCTATTAGTCTTGGTATTATCATGTTATCACCTTGTTTGCTTTAGGTTTTGACATTTTAAATGTCTTAACCATGTTATCACCTTGTTTGTTTTGTTGGAGTTGTTTTACCGTTAGCCATGTCTATTATTTCTTTTGCATATCTTGAAGCTTCTTTTATTAATTGTATAAGTAGTTCATAGTCCATTTTGTACCAATCACTAACCAATAATTTTTGTGCTAATAAGTTTATATCTTCTTCCACTGCAATTCCTCCCATTGTTCGTATTATTACGTATGTTTTTATATTCTTGCCTTATACTTACCCGCATATTTTAGCATTTATACGAATTATATTATTTTAATTTATTTTATTGTTCGTATTTTAATTCTAATTGCGTAAAAACAGGATTTGACGAAGTTAGTTTCTAAAGTGGCTTATCTTCTAGCTTTGCGGCTATCTCTTCTAATTTTTCTAAGTCTTTATCATCTAATTTGGTTAAATCTATGCTTGCTTTTACATTTTGTGTTACTTCCCCGCTGTGTTCAATTTCCTGCCTCTCTGTGAATAATCTATATCTTTTTCCAAGCAGTTCTGCTGCTTTAGTTCTTTCATTTAGCGGAGCGTCTAAGTCAAATTGGTCTTTCTCTTCTCCACGCATAACCTTAGTTAAATATTGCAATACTTCCGTAGGCTTTGCTATTCTTTCATCTTCTATTTGTTTAAGACGTTGGTTTAAATACTGCGATACGTTAGCATTTGTTAGCAGTCTGCTGCTATTTGCCCTAGCCGTTTCATCTTTCTTACAACTTTTATATACTCTTTTGTATGATTCTGTAGCATTTCCAGATTCTAAGTAATAATCGCAAAATGCCTTTTGGTTTTCTGTTATTTTACTGTCCATTCATCTCACTCACTCCCTTATATATCTTTATATAACTCTACTAGCTTTTTTAATATCTCTATATTAGAATGAGAACTAAATACTTCTACTTTAACGAATTTATACTTGTTTGGATTCTTTTTGTTATCTGGATATAGCCTGTTATATTCTTCTACTGGCATTAATCTATTTATTTTATTTATAGTGCATACCTTTTCTAGTTTATTGCTATAGTATTGCTCTCTGCTTAATAAATAGGTATACCCTTTTACCTTTAATGCTGT